AGCTGAAGATCCGCTAGCCATACAAGATTTACTATTTTTAGAGAACCGCGATCGCAAGTATGATCAGGATATCTATAGTTTACGTGGTATATACAACGTTGCTGATACTGACTTTGATCTTAGCCAGTTTGGGCTGTTCTTGCAGAATGATACACTGTTTATAAGTTTCCATCTTAATGATATGGTAACTGCGCTAGGGCGTAAACTTATGGCCGGTGACGTATTAGAGTTGCCGCATTTAAAAGATTACTCAGGTCTAGATACAGAACTAGCAACAGCCCTTAAACGCTATTATGTGGTACAAGAGGGAACCCGTCCTAGCGAAGGGTATTCTCCAACTTGGTGGCCACATCTCTGGCGTGTTAAATGTACACCACTAGTAGACAGTCAGGAATACACAGACATTCTTAATAAGATTGAAGTAGATGAAAGCACTGGGGAATCCACAGGTGCTACACTACGCGATCTATTAAGTACATATCAGAAAGAGCTGGAAGTAACAACCGCTATCGTTACAGAAGCTGAAAAGAATCTACCCAAAAGTGGTTATGACACTAGTATGCTCTATACTACTCCAGCGGACTCAAACGGCAATCCATTAGAACCTGTTGGCCATACCACAGACGAAACCATTATAACTACAGACTCTGAGATTATTGACAGCGATAATACAAGAGTTACACCACAGGCTCCAGGCTATGATGGTTATCTAGTTGGTGACGGGCTGGCACCAAACGGCTATCCAGTTACTGCGGCTACTAGTTTCCCAAGCACTGCTATTGAGGGCGACTATGTATTACGATTAGACTTCTTGCCAAACAGACTATTCCGTTATAATGGTTCTCGTTGGGTTAAGATTGAGGATAGCAGACGCACAAGCACAACACACGGTGCCGGCGCTACGTTGTTGGATGGATTTATTAATAATAGTAACACTACCACAACAGATGATAATCAGATCATATCACAGCGGCAGGGTCTAAGCCAGATACTTGGCGCACAGGAAGATGAGTAATGGCACAGACATTTTTCTACGATGAGCAGATAAGACGCTTCCTAGTACAATTTATTCGTGCTTTTAGCAACTTTCAAGTTGAGTATGGCAAGGACAGGGAAGGCAATACCACTCTTGTAACTGTTCCAGTTCGCTACGGTGATGCCACTCGTACGGTTTCCAGTATTATAAGAGAGAATAGCGAGAACAAAGTTATTCCTACTCCCATGATCAGTTGCTATGTCACTGGACTAGAGTTCAACAGAGATAGAATACAGGATCCTACATTTGTTGACAAGCGTCATATCCGGATGCGTAAGTTGGATCAGGATACTGGCGAATATACTACACAACAGGGCAATGCGTTTACAGTTGAGCGTGTAATGCCTGTTCCCTATACATTGAACTTAAATGTGGATATCTGGACCAGCAATACAACCCAGAAACTACAGTTGTTAGAACAGATATTAGTCTTGTTCAGACCCAGTTTGGAAATTCAGAGCACTGATAACTATCTGGATTGGACCAGTTTAAGTACTATTGAACTTGAGAATGTAAACTGGAGCAATCGCGCTATTCCAGTTGGCACAGATGATCAAATTGATATTGCTACATTGTCGTTTACCATTCCTATCTGGATCACACCACCTGCTAGAGTTAAGAAGCTGGGTGTTGTACAAAAAATTGTAGCTAGCATATATGATGAGAGTGGTAGCATCAGTGATGGTGTTATAGATAATAATATGTTACTAGGAACTCGTATGAAGTTTTCTCCTATGAACTTTGGCGTGCTACTAGTAGGTAACGTATTACAAATCCTGGATAGAAACGAAACGATAACAAATAAGTTAAATTATTCTCCGGAGAACGATCCGCCAGAAAAGGTTGGCACAGAAGATATAACCTGGAGAGCTGTTGTTAATCAGTACGGTGATCTTCAGGCTGGTATCAGTCAGGTAAGATTGGAAGTTGGCTCTGGGGAAGTTGTTGGTACAGTTGCTTATCATCCTACTGATGATTTTAAACTATTGGTTACTGTTGACGCTGATACTATCCCTACCAGTGACTTTGATAGTGTGGACCGCATCATTGATCCACACAAGAAAGGCCCAGGCGCCGGGTTGCCTGCTGCGGCAGCTGGACAGAGATATCTTATTCTTAAAAACATTGGCAGTACTGAAAACACTGATGGACCAGACGCTTGGAAAAGTTCAACCGGTGCTGACTTTATAGCTGGCACAAACGACATAATAGAGTACGACGGGGTGCGTTGGAAAGTTTCATTTGACAGCAGTGCTGATCAGGGTTTACACTATGTAGTGAATACCACTACAGGAATTCAATATAAATGGACAGGGTCAACTTGGGTAAAGAGTTACGAGGGCGAGTACAAGGCAGGAGACTGGGCTCTGGTAATATAAACCAGAGCGTGGGTGCTTTATTCTTTAGTACTACTACAAAACGAAGTTTATTCCTACTACGCAAGGGCGACAGGTACGACAAAACCTGGGCATTTGTTGGCGGTAAGGTTGAAACTGGTGAAGATCTAATGTCTGCTTTAGCTAGAGAAATAGTTGAGGAGATAGGATTCACACCCGATATTGTCCGCAAAATACCAATAGAGAGATTTACTAACGACCGCAAGGGATTTGAATATAACACATATGTTGCTATTGTTACTAATGAATTTATACCAGAATTAAATGATGAGCATAGCGGTTATGCTTGGACTACCATGGATGCCTGGCCTAAACCACTTCACCCAGCTGTATTTGGTACGCTTAGTACAGAAGAAATAGTTACAAAAATAAAAACAATAACAGACTTATTTTGCAACACCACCGAGACTAGTTCTGTTAATGTAGGTTAACAACTCTATCTGCTCGTAATTTTTTAACCATTTAAAACTCTCTGGTACGCTCTGCTTTTTATTTGTAACAACTCGAATAAAATTTACTTCATCATAGGTTGTTATAACTTCAAGTAAATGCTCTTCTAACTTTTGGTTAATTGCATCTAAGTTTTCTATCCTAGTATAAGATTTTTCCATAGTAGGATATATGTGTTGATTTAGTGCAGATTCATAAAAATCAAACCCTATCAAGTATATCTCTTTATGTCCATCAGCACAAGCAAGAGCAGCACACACCGCTCCGGCAGTACGATTTTGCCAGTGAGGGTAAAGATGAAACTCGCCGGGATGTTCCATAATATTTTTTGGATTGCTCAAAACAATATTTTTTTTACTGTATCCTGACTTTACGATCAGTCTGCAAATTTCAGGATTAACACAAATTAAAAAAGTTGGATTAAATTCAGTAAACAGCATATTAGAGCCATAGCTTTGCCCTACACTTTGTACGCCGGACGATCCGCCCTTCTGACCATGCAATAGATTCAAGTCTAAACGTTTACGAGTTGCACCATTTCCCAATACATGAGCAATTCCATTATGTTCTGAATTGTCTATAGTTTTAGGCACCCAGGTCATATTATCTTCTTTACGACCTTGACGCCAACTAGTCACATTACTAACATTTTCACCTATATAGTCCCCAGTATAAAACTTAGTGATTGGCATTATACTACACCAACAACTATTTCAATAAGTTCTTCCTCAGAGGATATTTTGTTTACTAGTGACTTGCCAATTACACTGCCGTAACGTGGATCACCTTCTTCGCGCCAGGCTTCTGCACAGCCTGGTAAACTACTAGTAATCATTAGGTCGCCCTTGCGTACTGCACCAATGACTCTTACTGGAACACGGCCTTGAAGTGCAATATAAGGAGCATATTCAACAGTTTCTACTAAATCAGAGTTCATCATATAAGCTGGTTTTTCACTAACTACACCCGCCTTACGTCTGTCCATTTTGCTAGTAGATTGTGTAACTTCCTTTTCTCCACCAAATATCATAACAGTACCAGTAGGATATTCAGCATCTGCTTCATATCGTTCTGCTAAGTCAGCGTATCTTGCGCTTGTTGCAGTACCAGTCATTACGCCTGCTACAGTAACACCGCCACTATCGGTATTGAGTTTTTCAACTCCATTATGATATAGTCTAGTTTCGCTATTTTCAACAAATTGAATCTGCCATTTATTATTTTGGTCATCGTAGATGCCACCAGTTGCTCCATCAGTCATAAAAGACCAAAGACCTTCATTGGAACTATTACTAATCTGTATGCCACCCCAACTGGATGTGGTGCTTTTTATCAGCAGTAAATCTCCACGGTCAGTTGATTCGGTGAGCACTACTTCATTGCCAATATCGAGTGAGTTGCTTATATCAACATCAGTAGCTGTTACTGTACCATTGACAGTTAAACCACTCGTGGATAACTCCATATAATCACTTGTGCCAGCATCAGCATATGTACCAATATACCAACGATGCAAAGAACCAGATCTATTATATA